TCCCGTCGCTCTGCTTCGCGCATCCGGGCAGTGAGTTTGGAGATTCGCTTCTGGACGTTGTCACTCACTTCGTCCAATTCGTTTCGTGGCTCTTGCGGGGACTCCGTAGGAGGGGGAAGAGAAGTTTCTTCTTGGGGTGGATCCTCAACTGCAATGTCTGTGGCTACTTCTCCTTCGCCTAGATCAAATTCCAATTGGTTGTCATTCATAAATTGTCTGGACATACTGGTTCCTTACATGTGAAGAATGTCGTTGGGGTCATTGATGGTCGCCAAAATCTCATCATCGTTCAAGATGCGGATCTCCCCACCTTCAATGTTCATCCGAGCCCCGGCATAGCGGCCAAAAATGATCCAGTCGCCTTCTTTGCACCACGGGCCATGCGGAAATTTCCCAGTATCGGCATATGCCAGCGGACCAACAGCCAAAACGTACGCGCAAGTGGTTGTCAGTTGCTGCCGATCCAAAGTTTGTCCGGGCAACAAGATGCCGCCTTTGGTTTCCCCAACTCCGCGATAAGGAAGAACCACAATACGCCAGCCAGTAGGTTTGGGCAAGTGATTTTTGATGTTTCCGACTTGTTCCTCATGCTCTTTCTTAGCAACAAGTTCAGCAGCAGCCCTTGCGGCTGCTTCTTTGGCTTCGGCTTCTGCTTTTTCAGCAAATTCCTGCGCCCATTTCAGTTCCAATGGAGTTTCAATCATTTACAGGCCCTCAAAGGTTGGGATTTTTGTCAAGAAGCTCTTGCACTGCATCCTCGACAAACTTAAACCCTTCCAACCGGCCCATCATGAACTTGTACTGCTCCATATTTTGTATCCGGCCACTTAAAATCATGTCGTTCGACTCGCGTTGGAGTCTCCTGATCTGATTAAAAACGGCTTCTGCAAATTCCAGCATGGATTTCTCCTATGAAAGCAGACAGTTTGGCCCCTGTCTGAAGGGTTCGTGCGTACTATATATCAAATTACGCTAGTTTTACCTTGTTAAAGGCATCTTTTCGATATACATACCGTATATCCGGTTTACTTGTTGGTGTTTTTGCCTCTTTTTTAGGCACTTTAACGGATTTTTGCGGGGGCTTGGGTTTGTTTTGCATTTTGAACTCCGATTTGTTGCTGCTTCAGTGCCAAATTTGCTTGGGCAAACTGTTGATCTGACTGTGCTTTCTGTTGTGCAAGCTGAACCTTGGCTTGATCCACCTGTTGCTTTGCTTGATCGCTTGCAGCATTTTGCTGAAGCTCTTGTTTTTTCAGGTCAACCAATGGATCAGACTGTGGTCCGGCCAGTTCTTCCTGCTTTTTCTTCACTTCTTGGAAGTATTGCATCACCTTTGTGGCAATCATGCCTTCGCGTTGCAACGGAGACACCACTCGATCCGGATCAGTGCCATATTGGCGGAACAATTCAGCCTCAACATCCTCTTCCGCCTTGACCGTAATGTGGTCAAAGATGTGTTTTTGAAGATTGACCGCCACATTGGGCATGCTTTGCAAGATGGGGGACATGCCAAACATCAAATGCGTCATGATGTGTGCATCATGCTGCTGTCCAGCAAATGCTTTGAGCGGCGAACCATCCAATGCCTGTGCGTTTTCGCTGGCCGGATCCTTGGGTTTGTCCACATTCTGACTGTTCAACAGCGAATCAATATCCCGCACGCCAATCGCCTCGTACATCCGGCGGTACGACTCATACATGTTGTGCATCTGCGGGGCGCTCTGAGCCAGTTGTAGCTGCGTTTGCGCCATGGTAATACGTTGGGCCACCGAGAAGATGTTCGGGTCCGATACGGGCAGCACGTCAACGCGGTCATCAAAGTCCGAACGCTTGATGCTGCGCGACTCACCGGGTACATCGTATGGATACTCATCCGGCAGATTCTCAGCAAAGCCTTTTGCCAGCAACTGAAATTCCAGCTTCTGGCTGTAGTGCAGGCGCTTGTGGATAGAAGACATGACCGCGCTGCCTTTTTCCAGCAAAGCAATCGTGGTTCCCACTGCCGCGTTCTGATTGCTGTCGCCAACTTGCATGTCGGTGATGGATGCCAAACGGCGACCAGCATCCACGCAAAAACCGAGCAGTTGGTACAGAGTCTGGCTGGGCTCCTTGTATGGCAGTGGCAGCAGCGACGATGTCAACTCTGCGCCGCCTGCGTCCATGTCACGGAACTCACCCGGTTGCAATGGCACGTCATCGTTCATGATCCGTGCGCCTTTGGCCTTAAAGCCCGCTGGCAAATTAGCAAACGTGCCTGCGTCTACCAGTTGCTGCAACGCGGACGTAGCCGTCTTCGACAAGCCACCGACCAAGTGCAAGAAGCCAAGGCCGTACGCACCGGGCCCTTGGACCAAAAGGTAATGCACGTAGTACTGGCAACGCTGATGGCTTTTGTCACCCTCTTTCCAATTGCGGCGGATGCCCACCACGCTGTTGGACACCTCGTCCATCGTGATGATGTATGGCAACTGGATGCCGGTGGGTTCGCCTTTTTCATCCTTGTCCTCAAACCCGGGCAGGTCGTAGTCCACTTGGAATTCAAGCAATGTGACTTCTTCCAGATCCGGAGTAGGCTGAATGCCCGTGGCCTTATCCACAGCCTTCTGAATGATGCTGGGGTTGTTGTTTGCCATGGACGCGGGCTCTGCCGTATCCAAATACTGACCGCGCACAACTGCTTTGCGATAGGCATTGCTGGACATCGAAACACGGTGCGTGATGCGTTCGCATTCACTCATGACTGACGAACCGTGGTACGGGATGTACAGGTCATCGGCCAACACCAACGCGCTCACCATCCGGCCCTTGTTCTCGTCGTAGTAGACCTTCTTGAAGGTAGATCCACCGTAGCCGGTATAAAACAAAAGCTGATCAAACTCGGGCGTGTACTCCTCCATCACGCTGGTGATCTGGTAGTTCATGAAGTCCCGAACGCGGTCCGCTTGCATGATCTTTTCGCGAGTCTCTTTGCCCAGCACTTGCGTGCGGACTGGCCCCTCAGCAGGCAGCAATTCCTTCAACGCTTGCGACTGGAATTGGACGATGCTCTCGGTCAACAAAGGATGGCTCACGCCGCACGCGCCCTTGAATGGACGGGTACGTTCTTCAATGCTGAAACCCAACAGCTTCAAGCCCTTGCTGTACTGATCTTCCCAATCCTTGCGAGAGGACTTGTCCGCATCAAACATGTCCATCAATTCCTGCCCGATGTTTTGCAAAACACTGGGGTCCACTACCTCGGCAAGGTTGCTGTCAAAGGGGACATCGGCATCGTCTTCTTCGCCAATGTCAACCACCACTTCGCCAGTCTGGTTATCAAAGGTGATGTTGATGTCCGGCTCGGGCAGGTCCTCAAGTTCCACATCAACACTGCCCTTGGGCAGGTCTTCGGCGCGTAGCAATTTTTCAACTGACATGTCTGATCCTTATAGGTAGCGGCGATTATCGTCTGGCTGGCGCTCAATCATGCCGCCTGTTGCGCGGTGCGGGAATTGTTTTTGCAAAGCCTGAGAGTCAAGCTGGTTAATCAACCCTGACTTCTCAAGAACTGAAGTGGCCCTGCTGTCGGCTCTATCCGGCTTCAAAAAGTTGAGCAGATCAACAATTTGCGGGCCATAATTTTCTGGAAAAGCATTTCCCGTCATAACCCCATTGCCCGTGAATTGAGGAATGGTATTGGGCTCATGGTAATGGCCTTTGCCTCGTTTAAAAGTTGGGGTCAGGTACTCCACATTACTTACTGCATACCCCTCTGGGTTGTACAGAGAAAAAACTCTTACGTCGCCATTTTTTATGGCGTTGATGCCTCCATTTGCAGAGCCGTAAGTGCCTACTCTGGAATACCCCGCAATGGAATTGTCAAGCATCTTGGCCTGTATTTTTGTGGCGTATGGGTCTATCACTTCCCGCCACTGATGTCCTGTTGCATCCTTGGGTAATAGCTCCTTTGTGCCGTACATTGTTGCAGCAGTTGGGGCGGGCCGACCGCGATCAATCGCTTTTGCCACCGCAGAAGCTGCCATCTCAGATTCATTCTTTGCAGCATGTATTTGGGAAGTCTTTGCCAAAAATTCTGTCATGCCCATGCGCGATAGTTCTTTGGGATCAATCTGCATCGCTGCCGATTCAAGTTCGCTTTCCGACATTCCAAATAATTTGCTGACCCAGCTGCTCCTTACATCGTAGATGACATTATTTGCAGCAAGTGGGTTTTTCTTGGGGTTTAAATTGGCTTGTTTTTCTGCGTCTTTAATAGGGACTGGCATGTCAAATAGGTCGCGTTTGATCAGCCGCTCTATCTTTGGTTCCAAGATCGTATTAAACAAGTTGGGGTTTTCAGCTAACTTGGCCCGCATGGCTGCTATTTTTTGCTGCGCTTCCTGCGCCGACAACTTGGACACATCCTGCTTGGTTAGCCGCAACAGCATGCTATCCGGAATAGTGGATGGGTTGGCCTTCATGGCATTGAGAATATCGGCTGCATACCTGTTCTCAAACTCTGTTGAAGTCATATTGGGAGGCGGAGCCTGATGCCCTCGAACATCAATCATGGCATCGTAAGCATTCTCCAAAAGCTTCATGGCTGTCATGTCCCCTTGTCGGGCAGCGTCAATCAAAGCTTTGGGGAAGGTCTCTTCAATAACAGAATCTTTGGGCAATTTGATCTTGCCCGTGATCAGCGCTTCGCGCACTGGATCGCTAACGCTGCCCGCTTGCTTTGTGTACCAATCCCGCATCTTGGTATCAAAGAAATTAGCCACGGCTTCTGCGTTGGGCTTCAATGCTGGGTTGGTGTCGCCTGTAGCTAGGACTGCATCAATCCGGCTCTTCATCTGCTCATCAAGCTTGGAGGAGAACGGCAAAGGCTTGGTGTCTTTGGACAGCATGCGGCTGGTGGGGAACTCCCCGCCCGGTTGGCGAACGATGCCCGCCACCAAAGGCGCACCCACATTACCGGGCCCTACTGCGTTCAATAACTGGGCGGCTGTTGGTTCTGGCAAGCTTTTAACGTATGCCACCGGATCGGTAACCATCGCCTTCAAGTTTTCCGGAATCTTCTTAGCTGTTTCCCATGCGCCCTGCAATGCCCGCTGTGCGTTGCCAATTGGATCAAATGGTCCTGCCTCGCCCATGTTGAATCGCTCTGATATTGGGGTAACCCGCTTGGCCGCAGAATCCAACATCTCCCGCGCCGTAGGGCCTTCACCGGTGGGCGGCGATCCGTCAGCCCTGTGTACAACTCCCCCATGCGACATATTTCCAACAAATTCCCAGTTTGGATTTGGGGGCGACAACAGCGTATCCGGCGGAATATCGTACTCAGGAAAGGTACTGCGCCTTTCCGCCTCCGTCATGTCTGCCCGGTCTGTTGTTTGGCGGGCCTCGGCTTCCCCTTGATGGGCTCTGTACCAATCTTCCTTAGCCAATTCAGTTGCCTTCTGCTGCGTCAACTTGGGGTCATCTATCCGTTTTTCATAAAACTTCAAGAAGTTATCCATGTCGTACTTGTATGCATTGGGGTTTGTCCCCTGTGACATGCCCTCTATGTCCTGAACAGCGTGCTGCATTTCATGCAATGCAGCTAACCTTGGGTTAAACCTTGGGTCCTTTAGCATGGCTTCATTTATATTCACCGCATTATTGTTCCTATCCCAGTACGCCCCTGCGGTTTCTGCCCCCGGGAAGCCATTATTGCCTCTGTACAAACGAATATTTGTGTCCGCCAACTGAGGGTAGGCGGCGTATAGCTCGGGGTGTTCAAGCATGTACTTAGCGGGCATCCCTTCGGTATACGGATCGCGGCTTAATCCAACAATCTTGTCTGCCAAGCCGGACCGCACATTCAACAACTGCTGACGCTGGCCCATTGACATGTTGCCGGAGTCTCTGGAAGACAACTGCCGGTCAATCCAATCCACCATTTGGACTGCTTGATTTTTTTCCGCCTTTAATTTATCCGGCGGAATGACCCGAAACTTTGCATTGCTGTCGTTTATCTCCTGCCGGGGAACCGTGTCTTTACTGACCAAATTGGTCCCAGTCTGTTCCCACGTAGGGCCTGCCTTCTGGCCTTTCTGCATCATCTCGTAAGCTGCTTGTGCTTGAGCCGCGTCCCATGTTTGGGCTCTTGGCCCTTTCATGATCCCCGCCAAAAAAGGCCCGCCTACGTTGCTCGGGCCAAGGGCGTTCAGTAGCTGCGAAGCCGATGGTTCTGGCAGGCTCTTGGCATATGCCACGGGGTCCGTGACCAATGCTTGCAGGTTGCCCGGTACTTTCTTGGCCGTTTCCCACACGCCTTGCAGTGTCTTCTTTGCGTTGCCAATCGGATCAAACTCCCCTGCCTCACCAAGATCAAACCGTTCTGACAAAGGAGTGATCTTCTTTTTTGACACCGCGCCGCCGTCACTAAACCCCATATCATATGAAATGCCCATGTTGTTGACTTGGCCTTTGTAGTCCTTGTCCTTGGGTTTGTACCCACCTCCTTCCACATAGGCACGAAGGGCTGCTTCGCTGCTAATAGGATGAACGTAGACAGCGCGGCCACCAACACCAGTGCCGCCATATGCATCATGGTAAACATCCCCTTGTAGCCGCAAGCGCGAGGGGCTGGGCATAAGTTCGCTGCCTACGTATGGCCCATTACCCTGTGTGTCCTGCATCTCATCCAGACGTTGCTTGGCGCTCTTCTCTTCAAAGAAAGATTTTTCCTCGTCACCCTTATCCTTACCTACATCTCCACCGTCCTTCATCCGCGCTACCGGGGCGGCAAAAGGCGTACTGGCGGTCAAATCCAAACTGGCAAAAGGAGATGGGCGGGACTCCTGCGTCAACCATTCCATGCCGGGGCTGCGGGCACTCTCCTTGTCCGCCGCGATCCGTTCCTTGGCACTCTGCAAATCCGAATCATCTTCACCTGTGCTACCAGACAAATAGGTCAAAGCCATTGCGGCTTGGTAGTTAGGTCCGAGGGCCGCGAGCATTGTTTCACGTGGAACATTTGGCAATGCAGCCTGCGCGGCGCTTGGTGCGGCCTGCGTGAGCAATATGGGATCAGCCCTGCCGGGGGCAGCAAACTCGGAAGCAGCCGGTCCGCGTGGCGCAGGCGGGGCGGATCTTGCCCGTGGATTCACTTTCCGATCCAACATAGCCATGATCTCTGACGTGGTTTTGTTCTGTAGATTAGGGTTATCCCTTAAAACCTTGGCAGATAAAATTTTGTCTGATGTAGTGTCCGGGGCAGAGTTGATGACGGCCTTTGCTTTGTCCGGGCCAAAGAAGTGGGCGGCGTATACCTCCGAGTAGCTCGGTTCGCGGTTCAAGACTTTCCGCATGCGGCCCATGTTGTCCGCAATGATGTCCGTGCCGACGCGGATGTTCTCATCCACATCGTACTTCTTGCCCGGTGCGCCGCCGTATTGCTTCCACGTGTCATCAATAATTTGAAACACACCACCGGCCGTGGACCGGGGGTTTTTGACATCGGGGCTATACCGACTCTCTGCGCTTGCCATCCTCAGTGCAAGGTCGGCTGGAATGCCCTTTGCCGCAGCAGCCGCTTTGATCTTCTCTTCTACAGAAGGATTAGCCATGGTCCGTGGTCCCCGGTCAGGTTTGAGTTAGCAGCATTTTAGCGACTTGTCAATAATACTCAAGGGCTGCTGACTCCGGATGCTCCTCATCCACCGCGTCGGTTTCCAAAGAAATGAAGTTGCCCTGACGGAACCGAGTCCAAGCCATGACCGCTGAGTCCACTTGGTCATCGTTGCTGCCATTGGGGAACGCGGCGCACTCCTCCACCATTTCCAGCGCCCAATCCAATCCTTCCGGATACCAGATCATCCCAGACTCCAACAACGGAGCAACGGCATTGGCCCGGGAAATCTTATCTTGGCCGCTGCGCCTGCCGCCCGGGCTGTACATCGTGACGGGGATTCCGATCTTGCGGAGTTCCTGTTGCAACGGAGTACCCGTGGCCTTGGCCTCGATCAACACATTGTCCGGGTTCCAGTACAAGTACTCAGCCCGGGCGATTCGCTTGAGTTCAGGAAAGTCCCACCGACCGCGCTTCACGTTGAGCAAAATCAGATTGGGGCCGGAGTCCGCATCAGGAACAAACACGCCCCACGTGCTGATGACAGAGTAGTCCGCCGTCTCCTTCTTTGAGTACGCCGTGTCGTACGACTGGATAATGTACTCACAGGCTGGCGGCTCATCAAACTTCCACTTGCGCCACCAATCGCGCTTCAGGATTGCCCCTTCGTCGTTCGTGGGCTGCTGTTGCCACTGGGCGTTCCACTTCTTCAAGCCAATGCTGACCTTGACCTTTTCAAGTTCCTCAATATCCCAGTACTCGGGCCACAAAGCGCGGCCCGATGGGAGGATGGCAGGGAATTCCAAGATCTCCCACTGGTCCGACTTCAACTGGCCCTGCTGACGGAGCAAGCGGCCCGTCAGGTCATCGGTCTTCCAGCGGGTGTTGATGATGATGATTGAGCCGTTGGGCTGGAGACGCTGACGGGGGCCGGATGTGTACCACTCCCATGTGTTCTCCATGGCGGTGTCGGACAAAGCGTCCTGCTCGTCCAAGATGTCATCCAAGATGACTATGTCGCCGCCGCGCCCGGTCATCGCGCCGCCCTTACCAATGAAATAGGCTTCCCCTCCACCTTTCGTGTTCCACCGGCCAGCAGCCTTGGAATCGACAGAGAGCCCTACATTGGGGAAGAGTTCTTTGTATTTGTCATCCTCGACAAGGTTTCGGATCATCCGGCCAAAACGCTGGGCCAACTCGGCAGTGTGGGAGCCAACAATGAGTTTTGATGCGGGGATACGGCCCATCAGGTAGGCGGGGAATAGATAGCTGCCCATTTGTGACTTGCCGTGGCGCGGGGGCATCGCGATCATGAGCCGCTTGCACTTGCCCTCGATCACCCGGTCAAAAGCTTTGGCAATCCGCTTGTGATGTTCCCCGATGATGATTTCAGGCCAGACATAGCGACAGAACTCTAAGAAAGAGGTGATGGCCTTTTCTCGGATGTCGAGTTGCGCGATCCGCAGCTCGAGGAGCAAGCGCTTGTGTTCTACGTCCGGGGCAGCATTGGGTGTCATGGGCAGACTCATTACGTTCTGAATTTTTTTAGTATACCCCCGGGCAAGCCTTTTGAAAACAAAGGGGGTGGTTTTCGTAACTCTGGAATAGCGTTTTGTTGGTGTAAAACAGAGGCGGAGGCGAGGCCTGACGAAGCCGGACCCTTTGTGGCCCTCCCCCTCGCCATGCGAGGGCCCTACGGGCAAGGG